CAAGCTAATGTAAGGGCTAATTCTAATGATCCAAGAGACATAGCCGCAGGTAAAGTAGCAGATTTGGTGTTAGATGTCAAATATGAAGAATTGAGAGAGGAAGAAAAAAACGAAGAAAAGGCTTATTGGGGTGTAATAACAGGAACAGTATTCAAAAAGATATTTTGGGATGAAACTTCAAATAAAGTTATCCGTAAGCCAAGGATGAAAACGACTCAAAAACATATCTTGGATGAACTTGGAAATAAACAAGTATCTCAAGATGAGAATGGAAATCCTTCTGTTGACGCTTTAGGGCAGCCTGTTTTCAATACTGAAACGGTAGAAGAGCAAGCATTGGATGAACAGGGTCAACCTATTGTAGACGAATACCCTATTGGAGACATCAACACTTCTATTATTCCGCCTTTCAATGTTGCCTTTCCTTTAAATACGCGTTCTCCTTTAGATATGGATTGGATAATGGAATATTCTATTCAAAAGATAGATTGGATAAAAGAACAATATTCCGGTAAAGGGCCTGACGGTATTCTTCCAGGTTATACAGGAGAAGCGGAAAATGTTACTGAAGAGAAAGACCTATCAAGCGTCATCCAAATAGAATATAGGTTAAGAACATTATCAGGTAGACGTTCCGGTGGTCATTATGCTACTGGTTCATCAGGATATATAGATATTCAGAATTGTGCTGTATTGAAGGAATGGTATTGCAGACCCAACAGACAATATCCAAGAGGCAGGATGATAGTGGTAGCCAGTGGTAAAACTGTCTATGCCGGTGATAATCCTTATTTTGTAGATGGGTATGAGGACAGTTGGAATCCTTATGTGCCGTGGAGGTTTGAGATAGTTCCTGGGCGTGTTTGGGGTAAAGGTCTTGTTGATGAGCTTATCCCTATAAACCGCAGAGTAAATTCGATAGATGCTCTTATAATCTTGAATAGAAAGACCATGGCTATATCTCAATGGCTTGTGCCTGAAGGTTCAGGTGTGCCAAATGGCTATATTAATGGCAGACCAGGGTTGCAAATATTTTATAGACCAGTTGGGGCTAATGGTGCTAAACCTGAGAAAGTAGAATCTTCCGCATTACCTCAGCAAGTATATTTAGAACGGCAGCAGTGCGTTGAGGATTTAAAACGTATTGCTGGAACTAGCGATATCCTTGAAGGCGGCAATCCTGAAGGCGTTAAGACCGCTTATCAGCTTGAACAACTTATGCAGAACGCCTTAGCTTCTTTAGGGGCTACATTTTCTCGTTGGGAAAAATCATATGAACGTGAAGAAACAAAAAAACTTTTGCTTATTTCAAAAAGGTATAAAGAGCCAAGACCTGAATTTGGAAAGAAATTAAAAAGAATAAATAAAGAGATAACAGATATAGAATTGGAGATGTTTCTTGGCGAAGATTTAAAAGATAATGTTAATGTAAGGGTAGAGGTAGGTTCTTCTATCCCTCGCTCCGAAGCAGGTGAAAAAGCTGTTATTAGGGAAATGGTTCAAGGGCAAGTATTGGATGTTCAGAATCCTATAAACAGGAAATTGTTATTTGATAAGATGGGAGTAAAAGGTTTTGATTCTGAGACTTCTCCTGATGTTACAAGGGCTAATTGGGAAAATAGCGTTATAGAGTTTGGTGATTATAATGATTTGGTGGTAATACCTGAGCAAGCATTGACTGTTTTGTCTTGTGATAATGATCAAGCCCATAAGATAATCCATGAAGCAAGATTAAAAGATCCCAATATATTACCTGAAACAAGAAAAAAATATATAGGACATTTATCTCAACATGAACAAAATGAGATGATCAAACAGGGAAAAATTATGGCTTTTGAGCCTAATACTTTAAAACAAGTAATAGGTCTAGGAAACCAAGGTTCGGAAGCAGCTCCAGTTGGGGAAACCCCTGGACAGTCTAAGAGGGAAGATAAAAACAACCCGGCTCATAGTAAAATGGCTCAAGACAATGCTGTAACGCAAGTAATGGGAGAATAATATGAAAAAGGCGATTGGTTATGATTTAGGTAAGTCTAACAGCGAAATGGAAGTTACGGCTTCAAACAAAAAAGAAAAATATTATCCAACAATCGATATTTGTGAAAATAAATTGCCTTATTTAGATGATTTAAATGTTGGTGATGAAATATCTTTAATAACTTTATTTGAGGTAAAAGCCATAACAGCTGTAACTGGTGAGGATAAAAGATTTACCTTGGAGATTAAAAAGGTAGCCGAAGAAAGTGGGATGAAATTATCAAAAGAATTAGAGAAATTTTTAGGTGAGCATAAAGAGATTGAAGATGAAGATAAGGAAGATGATGAAAAAGAGGCAGACTAAAAAAAAGGAGGTGTTTATGCCTAAAGATAAAGGTGTTTTAGAACAAGGGCCTGGCGATTTTAAAGAGAAACCCGAAGTTCCTTCTTGGAGAGGGGAATCTGGTTCTTCAGACGCTAAAGGTTCAGAAGAGACCGGCAGTGTAGAATACGGTCGTTAAGGAGAAGTATGGGAATTATTGAAAAAGGCCCTGGTGACGTAAAAGGTTATGCCGAAGGTAGTGTTAGAAAGCTAAAGCTACAATCTGACGGAAATCCCTTTCCTTATGAGCGGACTTTTAATGCCGATGGCGGTATTCAAGATGATGAAAAGGCTTCATCGTTTCAGGCTGAACCTAGTTATAAGCCAAAAGTCAATGATAATGAAGGTGATAATGGGAGCGGTGGCAGTGGTAAGTAAAGCACCCTTTTAAAATACCTAGTGATAGGCGTATCGTCTGCGAAACAAGACGCTAAAGGAGTAATTATGATAGAAGAAAAAGAGTTAAATTTAGATGAGGGTAAACTCGTTGAAGCATTAGAGAACGAGGCTGGTGAAGAGAATATTGAAGGTGGAACGCCGAAGGAACAGGCTTCGCTAAAAACTGAAAAAACACCTGAGATAGAGAATGAACTAGAGAAAGAAGAAGAAAAGGTAGAAGAAAAAAAAGAAGAAGAAGAAGAAAAAGAAGAAGATACTAGATTTGACAAGCATCCTCGTTTTAAGCAGTTAGAAGAGAGGATAGAGCAAGAGAAAGAAAGAGTAAAGAAGTTTGAGGAAGAAAATCGTTCTTTGAGAGAGTTTAAAGAAAAGGTCGGCGACACTGACTTGACTGAGATTGAAAGATTAAAGGAAGCTACAAAGGTGTTTAAAAGACATCCTGAGCTTGCGTCTAAAATCCAAGAGATCATCGATACTCATCCATATGAGAGGGAAGAAACAAATATCGAGTTGAAAGCGTTGCGTAATGATTTAGAGAGAACACAAAATCAAATACTCATAGAAAAGTATGATAGTTCTCTTGAGAAATTTTCAGCAACTAACAAGATAGATGATTCTGTAAAGCCTCTTTGGAGAGAAATCGTAGATACTAGGGTTAGAGCCCAAAATGCGACATTAGACGCAGTTCCTAAAATAGCTGAACAAGTTTTAAAAGACATCAAGTTAGCGCAACGGAAAGAAATGGCTGGCTATATAGAAAACAAAAGCAAAGAACAACGGATTCCTGTTTCACCAGTCCAGAAAGGCAAGGTTATCGCTCAAAAGAAAGAATCTGTAGAAGATATAGATATAGTAACCGAGCTTGCTGCTGGTATTAAAAGTGCTCATTCTATTGGAAATGATTAACGAAGGATTGCTTGCAATTTAGGTAAACAACAAGGAGTTTTATGGGAGTAACAACTACGACATTAGGCGGTTTGCTAAAAAATGTATATGGCAAACGTTTGGTTCAGCAGCAGAATAAGGCGGCATTTCTTTATAAAATGCTTCCTAAATCAATGGAAACCCCAAGCGGAACTGGCTTTTTTCCGGCAGTATCGGTTGCAGGCAACATGGCAGGTGGAGCGGCTATCAATGAAACAGAAGCTCTCCCGACAGCAGGCAATGAGACTGTTGTCCAGTTTAAAATTACACCTAAAATCAATACCTGGACTATGCAGATAACTGGTTTAGCCAGAGCTGTATCGGAAGGTAATGAATCTTCATTTGCTCGTGGACTTGTTCGTCAGTTTGATGAAGGTCTTGAGAATATGATTAAAGACATGAATCGTCAAGTGTATGGTTCAGGGAATGGCTTAATGGCTACCGTTACCGCCACAGCTACATCAGCTACCCAGACTGTTGACAATGTGCAGTATCTAAAGCCTGGCATGGTAATAGATGTTTATACTGCTGCAACGGCTACTAATAGTTCTTTGGTTATTTCAAGTGTTGATAGAGCTAATAACCAGATTACTTTATCAGCTCCTGCTACTTTATCTGTTAATGACCAGATAGTAAGAGCAGGTGCTAGAACAAGCGCAGCCTCAGACGGAAAAGAAATGACCGGATTGAAATATATCATAGACAATGGTTCTGTTTCTACCACTTTCCAGAATCAGAGCAGAAGCACCTATCCTATATTAAACGGAAATGTTATCTCAGCAGGTAGCGTAAATCTTACTAATGACCTTTTGCAGCGTGCTGCTGATGAAGTCAGCATTGTTGGCGATGGTCGTATAGATATGATTATTTCTCGTCATGGTCAGCGCAGGAAGTATCTTGACCTGGTAACTCCGGACAAGAGATTCTTGGATGACAAATTGGATAGAGGCTATCAGTATATCTATTGGAATGGTATGAAATGGTATATCGATGTTGACGCTCCTAAAGCTGAGATTATCGGTCTTACCCAGAAATATATTGAGAGGTTTGAAGTTCGTGGAATCCATTTGGCTGATGATAATAACTCTATTTTAAAATGGAACGGTTCTAGCGATACCTATATCGCTTATTATCGTGCTTATGCTAATCTTGGCAGTTTAAAGCCAAATGCTAATTTCCGTTTAACAAATTTGAATGAACCTACAGGTTCTAACTAAAAGGAAGGAGGCTTTGTTATGAAAAAACTAATATTCGCCTTTCTGTTCCTTTTAACTATTGGCAATATCACAGCGAAAGCTATGATAACTACCGAGAATGTTGATCCAGATAGGTTTCAATATGTAGTTCCTTATTATTTCGCTACTACTGATTTGGCAGCTTCTAGGACAGATGAACTTAGGACTGTGGCTAATCAATATGTTACTTATTACACTATTCCAAGAGACGGGAAAATAGCAGGAATAGCTGTGTATGGTAATACTAATGTTACAAGCAGCGGTAAAAGGGCTACTTTTGATATTACCTACAATGGGAATCCAACTGGTGTAAAGTGCATGGTAGGTTTAGAAGGTAACAACCCTTTGTCTGAATATGTAGCTGTTGGTGGACAAGGTAAGGCAAACGCTATAAGAGGCTATATTTGGCAGGATAGGTTGACATACGTAGCAGCCCAAGGGTTTACGGCTACAAACGATACAGTGTCATACCAGACCGCAGAATATCCTTATGGTAAAGCAAGCCCTATTGTTGCAGGTAATAAAATAGGTGTTAAAGTAACTACTACTAGCGGATGGACAGACACTGGCAACGATTATGCTGTTGTAGTTTATATTTTACAGTAATGAAAAATATCAACTTAGTAAGACTTGGTTCAGGGATTGGTAAGGGGGTTGACCCCCTTACCGTCCTTGACCGTATTTTTATTTATTTTTTATTGCTCTTTGTTCCTTTAGTGATATATCCGATAGCTACTAACGGAAAGTCATTGGATATGCGAACCATCAGAGAAGTAGCTTTTTTTTCATCGGCTCTTATAATATTATCGTATTTACAGCAAAGTAAATGGCTTAAATATTTTTTAATATGGTGCGTTATGAATTTTTGGCTTAATTTTTTTCTTCCTCCATATTCTTCAAGAGGCATATCAAATATAATGTCTGCTATATTGATATATGTAGGCTTTAAATATTTGTTAAGGAAAGGAATTGTTAAAGCAGATACGATATTAAGGCTTTTTTGTTGTATTGCTCTATTTAGTATTGGCTGGGCTTTAATGCAAAGATTTTTACACTATGATCCTATATTCTTTGCTATTGACCAATTAGGCAACAAGACCAATTTTGAGCCTATGCCCGTTGCCTGGTCAGGGCATTTTACAACATTTGGAACGCTAATAGTGATGTTATCGTTTTTATTTTTGCATTATTTTAAGATAAAAAAAATTCCTATTCTATTTTTTCTTTGTGTGTTCGTGATACCATTTTCAAATTGTGCTACCGCTCCTCTTTCTCTAGGAATCGGTGGAATATTTTATATACTTAATAAGGATTATAAAAAATGGGTTAAGATAATTGTGCCAGTTGCTTTGATTGTTGGAGTTTTGTTATATTGGAAGTTATTCCATCATCCCAGTGTTGATGATAGGTTTTGGGCTTGGAGTCAAATCATACATAAAGGTTGGGAAACTAGACCCATAGTAGGTAATGGTATAAATTCGCTTATGTGGTTTGGGATAGTAGACTCGACTCATCAGTGGTGGGCTGAGGCTCATAATGATTTTGTGCAAATATTTTTAGAATTAGGATTCATCGGATTGACATTATTTGTTGGGTTTATAGTCAGCAGATTTGTTGTATTTTTTAAAGATAAAAGAAACAATAAGCAGATATGTATTATGTCAGGATTAGTGGTTTTTTTGGTATCTTCTTTGACGCTTTTTTCTTTTCATTTGGCTCAATTAGGGTTTATCGCATTGGTCATGTTAGCTTGCTTGGAGGTTAGTTATGATACCCCTGTCCATTTGTCCAAAAGCTGAGACTTGGTTTAAGCATGAACTAAAGCTTATTGATGAACGGCTTGATGTTGCCTTTAATCCTAAAACAGCACGGTGGGAAATTCATAGATTAGGGTCTAAGGGTTGGGAATGGATTCTTTCAGTAGAAAATGACGATGAAAGTTATAGACCATTAGACCGTAGGACTTTAATAAAACTTTGTGAAATGGATATAATATCTCATTGGGGCTCGATAGAGAATTATGAAAAGCATTTAGAAGAAAAACAGGATAAATGGAAGAAAGGACAACAGAAAATAATTGACCATGAATTTAAATGGGATTTAAAAGATGATAAGATTCTCTGGCAGAGGGCAATAGAGAACGCCAAGTCTGGCATAGTCAATGATTTGCCCGAACAAAAAGTAAGAAAATAATATCTTACTTAAAATTGGAGGTTGGTATGAAGGTATGGAATGTAAGTGAAAAGCAGATCGAACAGATGTATAACGGCAATATTATCACTATTGGAGCTAATGCTGTTCTTGAGTTGTCTGATGATATGGCTGTTTGGTTTTTAAGCAAACGTGATATTCGAGGTAAAGGATTAGTTCAGTTTAAAGACGGTGATGATTCAAACAATCGTTACTCAGAAGGAAGAACAAATATGTTTAATTGGGCTAATGAAAAATATGAAGACTATCTTCTTCATTGTGAAGAAAGGGAAGCCCAAAAATTACAACCTTTAGCTCCTCATGCGGCTATTAAGGAATATAAAAAGATAATGGATGACTATAATGCTTGGAAATCTTTAGGCGGTATTTCTCCTGATTCAGTAAAAAATTCTAATTTTTCTAATAAGATATATGCGTGCGCTGAATGTTCATTTGAGACTAAGGATAAGAATGAATATTTAAATCACATCAAAACACATCTAGGAGCAACAAATGTCAACATTAGCCCAGCTGCGAACACGAGTTCGGGAAAAGTTAGATGAGTCAGTAGCTTCATTTTGGACTGATACTGTTATAAATAATCAGTTAAATGAGGCTTATCATTTCTATTGGGCTTTTATTTTAGAATTGTTTGAAGGTCATTTTGCCACTACATCACAAATATCATTTGACGCTAATATCTCAGGAGAGTATACACTCCCTGCGGATTTTTTTAAGGCTAGGGTGGTATTGCGTAATCAATCAGGTCAGACTACGCCTTTGCAGTATTGCGAAAGATATGATTATGCGGTTGCCAATACTGATGCTTCAAGCACGTTTAATCTGCCTACATATAGGTTTAGAGGACAGAAATTGGTGTTTGAACCTGCCCCACTATTAACAGAAACAAATGCCGTTACTTTAGAGTATATCAAGACCTTAACAAACCTTTCAGCTTCTCAGGACGTTGATGATTCTTTTCCTGCTCTTGCCGAAGATTGCATGATATTAAAAGCTGTTATAAAGTGTAAAAGTATAGAAGAAATGGTAGCTGGCAGCGGTTCGGATGCTGACCCTTTTATTTCTGATTTAAAGACTGCTGAACAGTTATTAAAAGAATCAATGGAGCAACGCACAGTTGCTAGACAATATGTAGAGCCTTTTGGCGGTGAAGAATCTGAAAGTAATTTCTTTAGATATTAAGGAGGAGAAGATGAAAAAGTTATTGTTGTTTCTTGGTGTCATTTTTTTTAGTGTTCCTGTATTTGCTGGACAAATTGTTGAATCTCATGTTTTTTATGATGGTTACAGCCCTGCTACTACTGATATTGTTTACAATATAGCAACAGCAGCTACTTGGGATGTAATAGCAACGAACACCTATGGAAGTAAAACAATCCAGATTAATGGTATTACGCTCAATTCAGATGGAATAGAAGTTCAAATAGAGGCTTCTGTCTATGATATTTATAATTGGGGCATTGTTGGGAAATACCAGATGGATCTAGCTTCTTCTGATTTAGAAAAAAATAGATTGATAGAAATATCACCTTTTGTGCAATATGTAAGGATTGGTATAAGAAATAGAGCTGTTAATGCTTTAGCTCAGAAAGTTAAAGTCAGTGGTGCATTTACTAACGTAAGCCGGTAAGGAGGGAAAATGAGTGATATTGACAAATTATATTCAACTGTTCAGGATATTGCTAAAGCGTCTGATTTTTTGAAAGCTCAACAAAGCTTAGTGGCAGAGCTTAAAATACAAAAAGACAAGCTAGACAATGATATAAAAATTATAGGATCTAATAAAGTCCACTTGCAAGGCGAGTTTGAAAAGGAAAGGGAAACAAAGAAACAGGAATTAGTATCTTTGGACAAACTTATATTTATTAAAAAACAAGATATGGTTGGGATGGACAATCATTTAACTGCTGAAAAGAACAGGTTGATTGAAATAGAAAAAAAACAGCAGGAAGATCTGTTTATAATAAGACAAAGGAACAAAGATGCAGAGTCAAAATTGGAAATAATCTCAAAGATTAAGAGCGACATTGAAGGTAAGAAAGAGATTTTGGCAAAAATAAATGAGCTTATTAAACAACTATAATGCTTAAACTTGTTGAAGCAGTATATTATTTATTGGATAAAGGTGTTCAAGAGGAGACTTCTCAATTCCAAATATCTCCTCGTGAACTCCAAATAGCCCGTAATGTTCATTTCTTTGAAAAGGGGGCATGGACAAAGCGGAATGGCTATATAAAGAGGTTTACTAATGTTTTGACGTCCTCACCCATCATCACAGGGCTATATGAATTAGTCCAGAAAAATGGAACAAGCACATTCATAACATCGGCAAATGTTTTATATTCTGGGGCTCAAGGTGCTGCTTCCGCTTCCGCTATAACAGGAGGTTTGACGTTTACTGTTGGTTCGGAAGGTCAGAACTTAATGTCATTTGTTACATTTAACAATAAAGTCCTTGGGGCTAATGGGATAGAAAATCTTTGGCAGTATAATGGGACTACTGCCGCTAACGTTGCTGGCTCTCCTCCTGTTGGTGGGATATTAACAACATTTCAAAATTTCATATTCCTAGCTGGTAATTCCACTTATCCTTATAGATTATATTTTTCAAATGACGGTGATGAGACCATATGGACAAACACGGATTATTTTGATATTGGAGATATGACATCACCAATAACAGGTCTGAGCGTTCTTTATGGTGTTCTTTATGTATTTACCAGGAAAGCTATTTATTCAATTCGTGGTTACGATAGAGATACTTTTACTATTGATGAAATAAGTCTTTCAACTGGCTGCGCCGCTCATAAGTCAGTCGTTAAGGTAGATAATAATTTAGTATGGTGGTCAGAGAGAGGCCCTTATTCTTTTGATGGTGTCCAAGTCCATTATCTTGGCGGTAAGATACAAAATATTGTAGTAGAAATAAATTACGGCAGGCTTGCTTACATAGTAGCTGAATTATATAAAGCTAAAAACCAAGTCTGGTTTAGTGTTTCTACAGGTTCAAATTCCAATAACAATAAAGTAATTTGTATGACTTATATCCCTACTGCGTCAGAGGGTAGTGGCATCACAGATGAGAACGTGTCTTTTGCGGAATACACAGGAATGGCTTTTAATGCTATGGCAACTGAGCGTTCGACTACTGAGCTGGATAGACTTTATACAGGTAGCTATGACGGTTATATTTACAAACAAGACCAAGGTTCGCATGATAATTCCGCTGGCATAGATTTTCTTGTTAAGACTCCTCCGATAGATATGGGGTATCATTCTCAATTCAAGCGATTTAGATTTTTAAGAATATTTTTAAAACAATCTGGAAATTACAACTTAAATATAAATTACATTACTGATTTTGGAGTAGGCGGAGCTTCTACTACTGTTGTTACTAGTGTTTTAGGTTCAGTGTCTTTGTGGGGAACTATGGTATTTGGAACTGACCCTTGGGGTGGCGGTTCTATAATAAAACCTAGAATCAGTTTAAAAGCAAGTGGACATCATCTTGAACTTATCTTTTCTAATGCTAATGCTTCGCAGCCGATAGTAATAAAAGGTTTTTCTATATTAGGGCAGATGAAAGGTTATGGAAGGAATTAAATGGCTCAGAAAAAACCACAGAAATTGTTTGTTTATCCTGAAGACCAAAGATTGGAAAAAGATTATACACAGATATATGATTGGTTGAGTAGGTTAGAATTGACTACTGATAATCCTAAAGGTTCAAGAATTGGAAAATATACAGGAGATATATTATATGTTCAAACCGGAGGAAAACATTATGCGGCGGTCTGTATTGATGGTGGCTCTACTTCTTGGTATGCTGTTGAGCTTACCAACATTCTCTAAAGCAGAATCAACTAATGCCGGAGAATATGGTTACTGCGGCATTTGTGGGGTTCAAATAAGAGATTTATTTTCTGGCAGAGCATTGGAAAATTATACAGAGATATTATTTAGATTAAATAATAATGCTCAAATGGCAGTTGCAGTCTGCAAAGATGACGCTGAATTTTTAAAACCAGAAGATTATATTAAGATAATGGAATCCGTAAAACATGGTTGGATGCAAGAAATAAATAGGAAAAAATGGACAAAAGATGAGATAGAGTTGTATAAGTCTAAATTTTTTAACCTTATAATAACAGGAGTAATAAAAAATGATATTCAAAGATAAGAAAATATTTTTAATGGTCTTGTTTTCTTTATTCTTGATGTTAAACGCTTATGCTTCTGTTCCTGTTGTGTTTACTAACGGAACTACGGCTGACGCAACAGAAGTAAATCAAAATTTTAATTATTTTGAGAATAAATTTTCTGCTACTTCAGGCCATAACCATGACGGTTCGAATAGTATGATTGTTGTAGTCTCAACGGGCGATATTGTTGCTAATAGGATTTTAGGCACAACAAATGGCGTTACTCCTGTTGCTGGGTATATTGGTCAAATATTATCTGGACAATGCACCACTACGGCAACAAATACCTCAAGCAATACAGATTTGGTAACATTAACTCTTACTACAGGAGTATGGTTGGTAAGTGCTAATGGTCAAAGTGATAATACTGCTACACAAACAGGATTTGAGGTAAGCCTAGTTATAAAAGGAACTGGTGGCGTGACAATTGGGATAGACCAGCTTGACCCGAGATATCCTGCGGCTCAATCAGCCACTTTTACTTTTGCCAATAGGGTGGTAGTCGTAGCTGCTAGCGATGGGGATAAAACAGTAGTTGTGCAGGGTAAAAGTGTAACAGCATCCGGTAGCATGGAAGCATATATTTCAGCAGTAAGAATAGCATAATTATGAAACTTATCAGTTATAGGCAAGAACATTTTGCTGATATGTTAAAATGGCATAAAAACGATGCCTTTACAAGTAAAATAGGTTTGCCAAATATTATAGATGAGGAATTCTTAGATTTTTTAATAGAGAAAATAATCAATGATACTACTCAAAAATTATTGATTATAGAACACAAAGAAGCAATAATAGGATATATCTTTTTTGATAATATCAATAAAGAGTATGAGACGTGTTGTTTACATACGGCAGTAGCAGAAAAGAAATTCCAAGGAACACCATTGGCAATAGAATGTGTTGATTCTGCCTTAAAATATGCTTTTTTAGAATTGGGTTGTCATAGAGTATCAACAGAAGTAATGTCTAATAATCCAAAGTTGATAGAACAAGCGATAAAGTATGGATTTACTCAAGAGGGCGTAAAAAAAGACGCTGTAAAAATAAATGGAAAACGGTATAACTTACATCAATTTAGGATGATAAAAAAAGAATTTAAAGAAAGAAGGAGAAAATAATGCCAGCAGTAGCCATGATAGCAGCGTCAGCCTATTCAGCATATGCAGCAAAGAAAGCACAAAGTAAAGCTAAAAAAGATGTAGAAGCGGCTTCTAGCCAACTTGGAGAACAAGAGCAAGGCAATTTAGCAAGACAAGAAGCTAATTCTTTGAAAAATGAAATGTCCTTTCCTGAGAGGAAAGCCTATCTTGAGTCTTTTGGTGAAGGAAAAACTCTAAGCGATATATATAAAAATAAACTTACAGGTGAGACTCCTTATGGTTTTAATTATGAGCAGGCAACAGATCAGTTTAAACGCTCTGCCGGTGATTTAAGTAAGAGTCTTTATGATAGAAGTTTAAAAGACTTACAAGATTCTTATGAGTATGACCCAAGAAAGCTATATTCTTCTACTCGTGATATAGAAATGGCTCGTTCTCAAGACGCAATCAGTTCAGCCATGAAGAAAAGAGGGCTTGGAGATGTATTTAAGTCCGGTCTAGGTATTGAATCGCTAGGAAGGACTGGTGCTGACATAGCATTAAGGGAATCAAATAAACAACTAGAGTTGGAAGCATTACAAAATGCGAGACGGCAGCAGGGGCTTGCGAACGCATTAGGCATGACTGATACCATTAGAGGAGTAGAGGCTGCTAACTTGGCAGGTTTGGAAGGCAAATATAAAGCTGGCATGGGTTATGGTTTAGCCGCTTCAAATAGACAAGCTGGATTAGCGACACCTCAATTAGATACAGGCTCTACCGAAGGAAAAGTTTCAGAAGCTTATGGAAGAGGTGCTGGCGCAAGAGAAGCGTATTATAAGGCTATTTCTAATATAGGTTCTTCTTTTGGTAATTCTAATGGTAATTTAGCCTCTGCTTTAGCTAATAGAAATTCTGGTAATGCTTCTGGGGTAGTTAATCCAAATTTTGATACAGCAGGGCAATCACCTACATTGAAATCCAATATGGGAAATATGATATATAATCCGAATAAACGAAGAATAGCCGCTTAATAATCAGGAGGCAACAATGCCGTTACCATTAGGTCAAATATATGAAGGTGCTTATAAGTCAACCGCTTCCGGTGGGGATATAGCTACTCCTGCTATCGAAGATATGAGAGCGAGAAAGCTATTAGAGCGTAAGGCTCAAATGGATAAGCAAGCAGAAATATTGAAATCCGCGTTAAGTGGTGATATTCAGTCTACCACTAATCCTGATGAAGCTACTATGACTTTTCCTGGTCAGCCAGTCCAGTCAAAGAACATATTAAAGAGAGTGTTTGGGATAGAAGATCAAGGTCAATCGGAGATGTATAAGGCTGGACCTTCTCAATCTTTAAAAACTGCACAATCAGCTTATTATCAAAGTTTGCCTAATGTTGCTGGAAATATGCCTGAAGGATTTGTTCCTGTTAGGACTGCTGCAGGAAAAAGCGGAGTTACAACTACCTATGAAGAATCACCA